TATACGGGAACCAATGAACGACTGGTCCAAGATTTTCGGGAGTTGCTTTCGACGTTCGGGGTCAAAAGTTCGTTTGTTGAAACGACGACTAAGTGCAACGGCGTGCCGGCCGCAAACGCATATCGCGTCCAGTTCATGGCGTTTCGTGATCTGCTTCCGTGTTTCCGTCTGACACGTAAGTTGAACCGGATGAAAATGTCGGACAGCGGCGGGAATGCTGCGCGTAGTCGGTCGATTCAATTTACAGAAGCTCGTGAGGTTCAGCCAGTACCGGTGAAATGCATTATGGTTGATTCGTCTGACCATCAATTTCTTTTTGGTCGAACCATGCTTCCGACGCATAACAGTTCCATCGCCGCCGGGATCATGTTGACCGCGCTGATCATCGGCTGGCGCACGGAAGATGAATTGTTGATCCTGGCGCCGACGATCGAGGTCGCTGGCAACAGTTTCAAACCCGCCGCGGCGATGGTCCGTGCCGATCCGGAATTGGACGCGCTGCTGCATGTCCAGGACAATATCCGGACGATCACGCACCGCGTGACGAAAACCGCCTTGAAAGTCGTTGCCGCCGACACCGACACCGTGTCCGGTAAGAAAGCCGGCCGTATCCTGATCGACGAACTTTGGGTGTTCGGCAAGCGCGCCAACGCTGACGCGATGCTGCAGGAAGCCATGGGCGGCATGGTGTCCCGTCCGGAAGGCTTCGTCATCTACCTGACGACACAGTCCGACGCGCCACCGGCGGGAGTGTTCAAGGAAAAACTGGAATATGCGCGCGATGTGCGCGACGGACGGGTGGTCGATCCGGAATTCCTGCCGGTCCTGTATGAGTTTCCGCAGGCTGTGCTGGACACCGAAGGGTTCATGGACCCTGTCAATTTTTACATGACCAACCCGAACTTGGATCGGTCCGTCTCGGCCGACTGGATCGCCCGCAAGCTTGGTCAGCGGTTGAACGATCCGAAGGCGTTGGCGACTTTCCTTGCCAAGCATCTGAACGTGGAAATCACGATCGGTTTGCGCGCGGACCGTTGGGCCGGCGCCGAATTCTGGATCAAGACCGGTGACCGGTCCATTACGCTCGATTACCTGTTGAAAACGTCGGATATGATCTGCGTCGGTATCGACGGTGGCGGTCTGGACGATCTGTTCGGACTGTGCGCGATCGGACGGCATGTCGACACCCGCCGATGGAACGCATGGTCCCGCGCGTGGGCGCATGAAGGCGTGTTGACCAGACGCAAGGTTATTGCGCCGCGGTTGCGCGATTTTGCGGCTGAAGGCAGTTTGACCATCGTTGACGATGAATTGAAGGATATCAGCGAAATCATCGAGACGATCCAGAAAATCAAGGACGCAGGTTTGTTGGCGAGTGTCGCCGTTGACCCTGCATCGCTCGGTGAACTGATCGAATCCCTGTCCGATATCGGCGTGACACAGGACGACAAGAACCTGTATGCGTCGCCGCAGGGTTGGCAAATGATGAATTCGATCAAGACCGCCGAACGCATGCTGGCATCCGGCCGCATGGCACACGACGGCAGCGCGATGATGACGTGGTGTGTCGGTAATCTCAAGATCGAACCGACCGCAACCGCGATCCGCGCGACCAAGCAGAACGCCGGCGATGCGAAGATTGACCCGGCGATGGCCATGTTCAACGCGGTTGGCGCGATGGTCCGTTTGCCGGAAGTTGCCAAACCCAAGCAATATCAGGTGATGGTGTTTGGCGGTTGACCGCCTAAATTGACAATTCCGGTGAACAGGGTTAATCATCTGACCAATTGTATCCAGATGGTTGGTTCTGTTTATGTCTAAACCCCTCGCCCGTGATCGTGCGTATTCGCTTCTGGACGTCAAAGGCATCACCGATGACGGCGGCAAGCGGGTTTTTTCCGGCATCGCTTCGACCATGGACGTCGACCGGGTGAACGACACGATCGATCCGATGGGTGTCAAATACAAGAACCCGCTTGTTCTCCTGCACCAGCATGACCACAGCCGACCGATCGGCACGGTCACGTTCAAGAAACCGACAGCCAAGGGTATCGAGTTCTCCGCGGAAATTCCCGTCGTCGACGAACCTGGTTCGTTCAAGGATCGTGTCGATACCGCATGGATGGAAATCAAGTCCGGCGTCGTCCGTGCCGTCAGCATCGGCTTTCGTCCGATGAAGTACGCGTTTCGCGATGACGGCGGAATCGACTTCCAGGAAATCGAAGTCTACGAGCTTTCGACGGTCAGCGTGCCGGCTAATGCCAGCGCCTTGATTACTGGCGTCGGAAAGTCTATGGTCCAGACCGTCAAATCATTCGACACCAATCTACCCGCCGCGTCAGGCGATCCGGTGTCCGATGTGCCGCCCCGCGTCGTGGGCAAATCGAGTGTGAAACTTGCCCAACCCATGAAAGGCGGCAAACCCATGAAGAAAACCATCGCAGAACAGATTGCGTCGCTGGAAGAAACGCGCAATCAGAAGGATGCCCGACGCGTCGAAGTCATCAGCAAGTCGATCGAGGAAGGTCGTTCGACCGACGGCGACGAACAGCAGGAATTCGACGACCTTTCGTCCGAGATCGACGCCATCGACGCCGACATCAAGCGCCTGCGCGTGCTCGAAAAGTCGAACGTTCAGTCGGCCAAGCCTGTTGCCGGCGCCAATGGCGGCACCGTCAAGACCGGCGAGGAAGGCACTGCCGCCCGTTCATCCATCATCCTCAAGCAGGCCCCACGCGAACCCGGTATGGCTTTCACGCGCTATGTGAAATGCCTGGGTATCGCTCGCAAGTCGGGTCAGGACATGGTCGCAGTCGCTGAACAGCTTTACAGCCAGCGCGATCCGGACATGATCGGCATCGTCAAGGCGAACGTGATCGCGCTCAATACGACCACGAACAGCGCCCTGATCGGCAATGAAGGCGGTTTCGCCGACTTCGTCGAATACCTGCGTCCGATGACGATCCTCGGCAAGTTCGGCACCGGCGGCGTTCCCGCGCTTCGCCGCGTTCCCTTCCGTGTCCCGCTGATCACGCAGACCGGCGGCGCCGTCGGTTATTGGGTCGGTGAAGGCAAGCCCAAGCCGCTGACCAGCATGGCCTGGACCAACCGCGAAATGGCACCGCTCAAGGCTGCCAACATCGCTGTTGCCACCATGGAACTGCTGCGCGACTCTAGTCCGTCGGCTGAAATCCTGTTGCGTGACGATCTCGCCGCGGCCATCGCTGCCGTTCTCGATACCGCGTTCATCGATCCGACGAATGCCGGTACTGCAACCGTCAAGCCTGCGTCGATCACGAACGGCATCACGCCTGTCCCGTCGTCCGGTAATGACGCTGCTGCGATCCGTGCCGACGTCCAGGCGGCGATGGCCGGCTTTATCGCCGCCAACAACCCGCTTCAGTCCGGTGTCTGGATCATGTCGGCGACGACTGCCCTTGCACTGTCCATGATGCGGACGGCACTCGATCAGCCGGAATTCTCCGGTATCACCATGAACGGCGGCACCTTCATGGGTCTGCCTGTCATCGTCTCGCAGTATGTTACCGACTATGTCGTCCTTGCCAACGCTGCCGATATCTACTTCGGCGACGACGGCGGTGTTTCGGTCGATATGTCGACGGAAGCGTCCCTGCAGATGCTCGACAATCCGACCGTCGATTCCATCACGCCGACTGCGACGTCGCTGGTGTCCATGTTCCAGACGAACAGCGTTGCATTCCGCGCCGAACGGACGGTCAACTGGATGCGTCGCCGCGACAGCGGCGTCCAGGTGATCGAAGACGTCACTTGGGGTCAGCCTGACGCTTCGTAATGCGTCGTCGGGTTCGGGCGGTTCCTAACGGGACCGCCCGTCTCATATGATACGGAAGGATGGATCCATATGCCGACCTACATCACCAATCGGAACATGACTTACAACACCCGCCGACTGAAGGCTGGTGACGAATTCGAGACGTCCCGTCGGGATGGCGATATTTTGGTCAAGCTCGGCAAGGCGCAGCATGTGCCAAATGCTCTTGCGCGGACAGCTTTTGTCCCGCCACCGCCGCCCGTCGTGCGGCAGCCGACCACACCTGTTCCGCCTGTTCCGGCCGCGATCGTCACGCCTGAATCGGAAGCATCCGAATCGACGCCGTCGACCGACACGCTGGCAGCTGTTCGCGCCGAATATCAGACCGTTGTCGGCAAGCGTGCCTGGCACGAATGGGATGAAGCCGAATTGCGTCGCCGTATGGCTGAACACCAGGTCGCCGGCAGCAGCTAAAATGACTGATGTCGTTTTTCCTTACAAGCGCAGTCCGGGTGATTTCGAACTGCGCTATTCGCTTAGGTCGCTGGTCAATGTCCCGCATTCGCGTGTGATCGTTGCCGGCGACATTCCTTTGTCCATGTCGGATGATCTGACCAAGGTCAAGAACCCGCGTTCGGGTGCCGATCGCTACATGTCATCTACGGCGAACATATTTGCGGCCATGGCACGCGCGGACGTCTCGGACGAATTCCTGGTGATGAACGACGACATTTTCGTCCTGCAGCCGTGGACGTTCCGACATGAGAACCGCGGCACCATCCGTGAAACGCTCGCCGATCCGTCCGTCAAAGGCGCCTATCGCGAGCGGATCAATGCGACGGCTGGTCTGTTGCGTGCTCAAGGCATCAACAATCCGCTGTTTTTCGGATTGCACACGCCGACAAGGTACAGTCGCGAAAAGCTGGTCGAACTGATGCGGGAATTCCCGATGCCGAAGCATAAATATTTGCTCCGGACGTTATATCATAACCTGTTTCCGCAACCATCTATCCGTCGCGACGATGTTAAGCTAAAGTCATGGTCAGAAGGTGTCGAATACACGGGCGATATTCTGTCCATTTCCGACAATGTCGCGCTGTTGCCTGCCTTCCGGTCATGGATCGGTCAACGGTTTCCGGTCGCGTCCGCATATGAAGCGCTGTAAGGTTCAGGTTCGTATCGGCACGTTGCTGCTCAGCGCCCCATTACGCAACGCAACATAACGCATCAGCCACCCGCGACCCTCAAAGTCGCGGGTTTATTTTGTCTGAATGTGTAAAAAGTTCTTTACGAAACTGCTTTGTGCGTGTATATAAAGAACATCAGCGCGCCGAATCGCTACACAGCACACCGCTCCGTCCCGCTGCGCTACGCACCAGCCAGACTACAAAGGAGACAATGATGTCCGAACGACCTATTTACCAAATGGACGCTGACTCAAGGCTGCTGATGCAGCACTTGTCCAAAACAAGCGTCGGACAAGTGCTCACGTATGATGAGTTATCCCGAGTTGTTTCACGACCCGTCACTAGTACGAGCGGATCACTTCGGACCGCTATGAAACGCCTGTTAAAAGACACAGGCATGGTGTTTGCCAATGTCCGAAAAGTCGGGTTCAAACGACTAGACGACGCTGAAATTGTTTCCGAAGGCGGAAGGGCAACCACACTTATTCGCCGACGCGCCAAGCGAGCTATTGAACGCCAGTCCAAGGCCGATTTTAATAAGCTGACCCGTGAACAGCAGGGTCGCTACACGGCGCAGGTGTCAGTCCTGGCTGCAACCGCTTTCATGACGACTGAACGACAGATCACCCGGTTCGCCGAAGCATCCAAGCCGGATGTGAAAGAAATTGCTGTCGCCGCTACACTGGCGATGTTCAGCGCTAATAATTAACCCTGCGTCACTGCGCATCACGCCACAGCTCGACACTGCGCAGCGCTCCGTTTCGCAATGCACCAGCCACATTCCTAGACCGGCGACAGTTTCGGCTGTCTCCTGATGTGGGAATGGTCCCACTAAACCGCGCCGCGCACGTCCCTGCACCGTTC